CATTCAGCATTTGCATTGATTGACACAATGAAAGGATCAGCTATACCTGTAAAAACAGTAGGACTTGGTATGATTGCAAGTTGTGGACTATTAACATTCATGAGCGGCAAAAAAGGTAGACGTGTAATAACACCTAACACATCAATATTATCACATCAATACAGTTGGGGTAGTGTAGGTAAGGAACATGAATTATTTGCTAGAGTGCGTGAGTTTGAATTGAGTACAGCAAGGATGATGGATCATTATAAAAAGTGTACTGGTTTAAGTGAAAAGAAAGTTAGAGATATTTTACTACCACCTGAAGACAGATGGTTGAGTGCCAAAGAGGCAGTAAAATATGGAATCGCAGATAAAATCGTATCAACATATTAGGAGAACAAATTGAAAGTAGAACTAATTGATAAAATGGGATCAGACCTCACGGTAGTAAATGCCGCAAGAGTCAGTTATGGTAAGAACAAAACTGAGTTTGACTTATCAGATGAGAAACTAATAAAGTTTCTTGCAACACATAATCATTGGTCTCCGTTTGCTCATTGCAGTTTACAATTTAGAATTAAAGCACCAATATTTGTTGCTAGACAATTAGTCAAACATCAAGTAGGATTGAGTTGGAATGAAATCAGCAGAAGATATGTTGATTTTCCACCTGAATTATATAAACCAGATTCATGGAGAGGTAGGCCAATTGATAGTAAACAAGGTAGTGATGGAATAGTTAATTTGGGAGAAACTATTGATCATAACTTGGAAACAACAATGGAAAGTTGTTTGATACTATACAATACAATGATTGAAAAAGGTGTAGCACCTGAAATGGCAAGAATGGTACTACCACAATCAATGATGACTGAATGGTATTGGAGTGGAACTCTATATGCATTTGCTAGAGTATGCCAATTGAGATGTGCTAAGGATACCCAATTAGAAACACAACAAGTGGCTAATATAATCAATGATAATTGCAAAGAAAGTTTTCCAATTAGCTGGAAGTACTTGCAAAATGAAAAAAATGAAAGTATAATGTAACGATGCCATCAGTGTATAACAACGATTTACAAAAATTATTCTTAGAGTTCTTAGTTACAGATCCAGAGCTGTATGCTAGAGTAAGAAACATAATTGACGGAAAATATTTCAGTAAACAATATTTTGATGTAGTAGCAATGATCATTGAGTATTGTGAAAAATATAAAAAATTACCAACACTAGATCAAGTTAAAGCAAAAACTGATATTGAATTATCATTGGTACCAGATATTGATGACACACAAAAGCAATGGTTCTTAGATGAGTTTGAAGTATTTTGCAGACACAAAGCATTAGAAAAAGCAATTATTGATTCGACTGATTTATTAGAAAAAGGTGAGTATGGACCTGTTGAAGAAATGATTAAAGCGGCAGTACGTATTGGACTAACAAAGGATTTAGGTACTGACTACTTTGATGATCCAAAGAAAAGATTATTAGCACTTAAAGACAATAATGGTACAGTAACTACTGGCTGGTCTGGGCTAGATAAAAAACTATATGGTGGTTTTAACAAAGGTGAGCTTAATATATTTGCTGGAACATCAGGCTCTGGTAAGAGTTTGTTCTTACAAAACTTATCTTTGAATTGGGTACAAAAAGGTCTCAATGTCTTATACTTTACATTTGAGTTAAGTGAAGAACTATCATCAATGAGAATTGATGCAATGACAACAGGTATTCCAACAAATGAGATATTTAAAAAGATAGATGATGTAGATTTAGCAGTTAAGTTACAATCTAAAAATTCCGGAAAGTTTCAAATCAAATATATAGCATCAGGTGGAACTACAAATGATTTAAGAACGTATGTAAAAGAATATACAATTAATAAAGGTGTAGCACCTGATGTTATATTGGTAGATTACTTAGACTTGATGATGCCTAATAATAAAAAGATATCTCCATCTGAGATGTTTATTAAAGACAAATATGTATCTGAAGAACTAAGAAATTTTGCTGTAGAACAACATTGTGTATTAGTAACAGCATCGCAGTTAAACAGAGGTGCGGTGGAAGAAGTAGAATATGATATGAGTCATATTGCGGGTGGTATCAGTAAAATTAATACAGCAGATAACGTGATAGGTATCTTTACAAGTAGAGCCATGCGTGAAAGAGGTAGGTATCAGATACAATTAATTAAAACAAGATCAAGTGGAGGTGTTGGTGCTAAAGTTGATCTAGCATTTGATATTGACAAGCTAAGAATCACAGACCTAAATGAAGATGATGATAACATAATGCCAACATCATCAGATGTATTGACAGCATCAATACGTAAAAGAACATCAACAGTTTCTGAAAAATCAGAAGGTAGTGTGGTAGCAGAAAAGACTGAAAATGCTAAAAGTTTGCGAGATTTATTGAAAAGTCAGCGTCAAAACTTTGAAGAATTAGAATAATCTTATAAATGTATGTAAATGGACATAAAATCTTTAATAAATATTTGAAGAGGATACTATGAAAAAACATACACGTTCAATATTACAAGAGATTAGCAGAGTTGTTCCACACACCGATGTGAATAATGTCATGGAATCACGAGCAAATCATGTTATAGCGTCAGCTATTAACCTTACCAAAATGATATATGAAACGTATGATGAAGCAGTAGCAGACGATTTAATTAAAAGATTTGTTAATAGTATTAAGACACAAGACCCGAAAAAATTTGAACGAGGTATTAAGAAGTTAAACGAATCAAATGAAAGTAAATGATCTCAATAATGTCAACGAAAACACAAATCTTCATCTTACACACCTTGAAGATTTAGCCTTATTCCAAGGCAAAGCAGGAGCCTTAAAAGCAGTTGAGTTTTTAAGAAATCTTTCACAAGTAGCAAAGTCATCTAGTCCTAAAAAATTTAATCTTACTATTAAATGGGACGGATCACCTGCAATATTTTGTGGAACGGATCCCAGTGATGGTAAATTCTTTGTAGGTACTAAAGGTGTATTCAATAAAGATCCTAAACTTAATAAGTCCAGAGATGATATTATAAACAATCACCCTGATACTATTAAGAATGGTGAAGAAGTAAGTAAAGCAGGTTTGCGTAATAAGTTGTTAATAGCATTTACACACCTATCTAAATTAGGTATTAAAAATGTATTACAAGGCGATCTAATGTTTACACAAGGTGATTTAAAGCCAGTAAACTATAAAGGACAACCTTACATATCATTTAAACCAAATACAATAACTTATGCAGTTCCACAGCACAATGAACTAGCAGAAAAAATGCAAAGAGCAAAAATTGGAATAGTATTCCATACATCATATAGTGGCAGTAATTTAGAATCAATGACAGCAAGTTTTGATGTTGACATAGCTGGATTAAACAAAACTGATGATGTTTGGTATGATGATGCATATATCAAAGACTATACTGGTATTGTAAATTTAACAGCAGGTGAATTTAAAGCTGTTACAAATGCTATCAATGATGCAGAGAAATATATTAATTCAGCAGGAAATATATTTGATTGGCTAGAAGCAAAAGAAGTAGGAAAAAATTTTAAAGAACTTGTCCACGCAAATCATAACAATATGATTAGAGCAGGAGAAATTACACAAGATCCAAAACAGTTTTTTAATAACTTTGCAGTAGATTATGAAAAACGTGTTGAACAAGCTATTGCTAAATTAAAAACAGGTAGAGAAGGCTCAGCAGGTCAACGTAGATTAGCTGACTTGGAGCAATGGAAATTATATTGGCAAAGTAATAAATCACAAATTGAATCATGGTATAGTGCTTGGCTAAAGCTCACAGCAATTAAAAATACTTTGTATCAGAAGCTAAAAAATATTAAACAAATTGATGCATTTGATCAAGAAGGTGATGAGTATGTGGTCAGAGATCAGGAAGGCTTTGTAGCAGTTGACAGGATTGGTAGTGCTATCAAAGTTGTTGACAGGTTAGATTTCAGTAGAAAGAATTTTGCAAAAGAAGAGTATGAATTAAGTTTAGTTAATGATCTAACAGAGAGCAGAGCATTTAGATCAAGACAAGACATTGGAAAGTTTACAGCACCACAGGTAAGTGAATTAGTTTATGCTTATTGTGTAGCTTTATTAATATTGAGCGAAGAGTACAAATATAAGAACATAGCTCAGGTATATGCTAGAAGAACTTTGAGCTATAATAATTTTGATTATTTTAGAACCAATGGAACTGATCTATACTTGTTAGTACATAGCTTGATTGGTAGTGGTAGTATCATACAATTTGATCAAGAAAAATCAAGCAAAACATTTATTGATAGATTACAGTCCAATGATATTTTGATTAAAGAATTTTTGTATTATATTGCTGGCGGAATGATCAAGCCAGATTTATCAGTAAGGATTATGTTAAAATTAGAAAGACAGCTTAGAGTAACTTCGGGAGAACTTAAAAAGTTGAGACGTTGGGCAGTTGACTTTCCTTATATGAAAACCAAAGATAAAAATAATGCAGTACATTCCACAATGCATTTTATTCAAGCATACGCACCAAAAAGTGAACTACATCAAGCATTAAGAGATATGGGAAGAGAAAGAGCTCTAAAAGATAAAATCAGACCACAGCAAAAAATTAGAAAAAGTGTGGCCAAAGGTGCTCTAGTCAAATAATGTACACTTTAAATACTACGAAAAATTCATATGTAAAAATAGCAGACACAATTGAAATATATTGTATTACTACAGATATTGGATTAGCATATAACAATGAAGAAACAGAAAGCGATCAAGAAAAAGATTTTGATCATATACGTCAGCTAATATCAATATATGAAAAAATACTGTTTTTTACTAAACCAGAAAAGACATCTAATGGATATACATTTAAATTTGGAGTAGAACAAAAGGACCTATTTGCTCTCAATAATGATCCTGTAGGTGTGCTTAAAGAACGTTTAAATGGGGTAGTTTTATTTGATAACACTATTATAACAAAAGGGTTAAATACAAATACTAAGATTACAAAGGAGCAGTAGAATGGAGCAAAAACCGGAGGCAAAATTAAAAATGGCACCAGCAAACGATATTGAATCAGATAGCTTACAGGTACACGTGGCTTTATCACGTGAACGACATGAAGAAATCAGCAATAGATTTGATCGTGTAGATGCACGAATGGAAAAAATGGAAGCCCAAATGGAAAAAGGATTTGATAAAGTTCAAAAAATAATCCTTTGGACAGCAGGAACCATGTTCTTTACAATGCTGACAATGTATGTATCAACAATGTTTGGCCCAGCGATTATATCAACACTAGGATAATATATGTTAATTAATGAAATATTTGAAGGAACTCCGCAAATTTTTGGCAAGTATAAAAACAAAGTCAAAAAAAGATTTCGTTGTGCGGCTGGCCCACGTAAAGGAAGAATAGTAGCTAATCCTGAAACGTGTACAGCACCTATCAATATTAAAAAGCGTCAAACAATGAAAACAACAAGAGCAGGCAAGTCAACTATCCAAGGTAAAAGAGCAACATTCACAAAAAAATATAATCCTATATCAAAGATTGTCAAGGGCTTGAATAAACAAGTTAAGTCAAGAAGAAGAACTAAACCTATAAAGTTAGGAAAAAGATAATGCTTATTAGTGATATTTTTCCAGTACAAGAAGCCAAAATTGTTTATGGCAAAAAAGGTAGAGAAGTAGTACGAAAATATCGTTGTACTTTTGGTAGAAAAAAGGGCAGAATAGTATCTAATCCATCAGTATGTTCAGCACCACTAGATATTAAAAAACGTTTTCAGATGAAAAAATTAAGAAGTAGAATGGGTGCAAGATTAACAAGAAAAATTAAATTCACAAAAAGATTCAATCCAGCGTCTAGAAGGGTAGCCGCTATGAATAAATCATTAAGAAGAAGATAAAAAAAGACTTGCTCTTTTTGTTGAAATGTAATAATATAAAGTTATACTTAAAATTTTACGATGGCAATTATGACACGAGAAAATGACAGAAGACAACTTGTAAACAAAAGTAAGAATAAAGGTTATCAAAATTTTCCTACAATTACGGATTGTATCGAACATTTTAGATTCATTAAAATATTACACAAACACACTAAAATACCCTCTGATTATTTAGACCACATTGAA